TGTAGAAGATTTAACAGCAACAAAAAATACTACAGGAACTAAAATTAGAATAAAATTTAAACCATCTGGTTTATATTTTAGAAATGATGAAGATTTTAATGATACTATTAGTAAAAATGATTTAAATATAAAAATATTAAAATTAAATAGTTCAAATATAATTGATGCTACTAATTACTATACTGGAGTAAGATTAGTAGACATCAGTACACACGATGCAGAATATGATGCAAGCTATACTGGTTATGTTTATTTTGATGTACAGCAAAATATAACAGATTTTATAAACAATGTAACTACTGGTAATTTATATTTACTATTTAATGTAAATAATTCATCTACTTATATAAATTGGACAGATAAAGGATTGCGTTCAACAATTTACGATAAGAATTATAAAAAATTCAGTCAAGAATCTGATGAGGAATTTGATGGATTAAGATTAACTTTTGACTCCTCATGGGCAAACGATTCGTCTTATCTTGGAGACTTTGATTTGAAACAAATAAAACAAGTACTTACTGGTGGCTCATTCTTGACAGTACCACCAATAACCACAAAGAAATATATTAATGGAATTTGTATAAATATAGATTGTACTAATATTGGTAGTGTATGTGATAGTTTAGAAGGATGTTAAATTATGTCTCAATTTAAAAATAGAATACCCGGTAGTTTACCGTTTACGACTAGTGCTGGAAGTGATTCTGGATATTGTTGTAGTAATGCTGGTGATGGATCATATGTTGCAAGCACAAGATATGAATGTTTTTTAAAAAATGGATTTTTTGTTCAAGGTAATGAAACCAATGCACTGAATAACTGCCCAAAAGTACAAAAGGGAAAATGTTGTTTATACAATAAAACCACAAGAACTTATAATTCTGAGGTTAATAATGTTCCGTATTGTTCGTGTAATGTTGTAAATTATTCTAGCTATTTAACGAGTTATGTGGATAGCGCAAGCACATGTCCTACAACCAAATCAAGTTTTGCTCCTGAAACTGGAGCGTGTTGTTATTGGAGTTTAGATGGTTCTGGATACATTAATAAATGCGAAACAACAAGCAATTATGATGTATGTGCCTCATTGCATCAAGGTGCAGCAGAAGGATTAAAATTTGCATTTTATCTTGATCAAAGTTGTAATACCGATGGTGGTGTTATTGTATGTAATGCTGGAAGAGGATTAACAAATTTAGAACAAGAATCTAATCCTGAATGTATACCCAATACAGATAAAGATTGTTTTAAAGAACAAAATATTTTAGGAAATTGTTGTACTCTTCTTACAGACAACACCAGAGAATGCACAGTAACAACAAAACAAGATTGTGGTGGTTTTTGGTCTTATCTTGGTAAAGTAAATCCTTGTATAGGAAGCACTTTATGTTCTGGTGTTTATTTCCCTGAAAAATCTGGAACAGAATACATACCAACAACTGCTAGTTTAAATACAATTACAAATACTGGAAATCCTATACAGGCTTTGCCTTCAGAACCTGCATTATATCAAGGTGGGCTTTATGTTGGAATATTTGAACCAGGAAGTAGTATAAATGTAGCAGGATCGATGGTCTATGGGAATATTGCAACCGGAGATGCTTTGCAATATCGTGCTAGAGGAACAGGACCAGGAACTAGAAATAAAAAATGGATTTTAATTGCTGCACCAGAAGATACAACTATAAATGTTTCTAGTATATTAGATCCACAAAAAGATAGTTCTTTTTATGATGGATTCTATACAACAAATACAAAAAATACAGGCTATTATTCAACTATACGACAAACAAAAATAAATGGATTTTCTGATTGGTATATACCAAGTCAAGATGAATTAGCATTTTTCTTTAATACTATTTCTTCTTCCGCTTCTATTAGTGGATTTACTCCTTTAGATAATTATTATTATTTGACTTCCACTCATTATGGTGTAGGATCTACTAATAATTTAACTACTATTGGAGACAGATATTTTGTTTATACACAAAGTGCAATAAGTGGACAATACGGAAAAGTAATATTAATGCCTCAAGATAATTTAAATTGTAAAGTTAGATTATTTAGAAGAATTTATTTAGGAACTTAACATAAATAATATTATACTGGAGTTTATATTATGGAACAAAAAAAAGGTTGTGGATGTAATAAAAATAAAAATATTGAAAATAATGATGCGTCTATTAGGCCAATGATTCCTTCTTTTGTAGAACAGACTAGTTTGAACCATCCAATTAGATTAGATCCTTCAGCAGTTCATAGTCCTCCAGAAAAAGTTGAACCGGAAACTGCAGAAGAAACTAAAACAGAATTTAGAAAACGAGAAGTTGTTACGCCAGAATCTTTAAAAGAACAACTTGGACGTAAATTAGGAATGGTTCAAAGCTTTGCTCAAGCAATTGCATCAAGAGGATTTTTAAATAATAAAATAAATAAACCAACAAAACAATTGCGTGTATTAAGTTGTTTTGGAAATACTGATAAAGGCGGTCAATTGCCTCCATGTGAATATTTAAGAAACAGTTCAAATCCCGGTAAACATTTTTGTGGTGGTTGTGGTTGTGGCGATAAACCACACACTTGGTTGATGGCTGAAGGACAAGAATACAGTAAATTGGATTATCCAAAATTACAATGTCCATTAAATATGCCAGGATTTGCTAATTATGAACCAAGTAAGCCCGATGAAGCAAATTCTCCAATAACAAGACGATATTATATTGAGAATATTGATTATAAAGAAGTTGATAATATTCCGGTTTCATTACCAGAAAAGCTAGATCCTCCTCCAACAGAACAATAATATTGTTATTTTTTAAAATATATTTGGCCATAAATACTATTAATGGCCAATATATCATCACGAGAAGATTTAATAAACTATTGTTTAAGGCATCTAGGTGCTCCTGTTATAGACATAAATGTAGACTGGCAGCAATGCGAAGATCGACTTGATGAAGCTCTACAGTACTTTATAGAACGTCATTTTGACGGTGTTGAAAAGGTATTTTTTAAATATCAATTAACAGAACAAAATATAACAAATAGGTACATTAATACAGAGGATATCTTGTCTCCAAATGAGATAGACGGTCCTACTGGAAAAGAAATAGTATCTATAATTAAAGTTATGCAGTTTGGTCAATTTACAAACATTAATATGTTTGATGTTAGATATCAATTGGCATTAACAGATTATTTTGGTATTAATAGAAATTTAAGTGGTGTATATTCTATGGGTCTTGCAGCTTATGATTCTACCAAAAGATATATTCAGCTAATACAAGATTTATTTCAACCAGAAAAGGCTTTACGTTACAGTAAAGTAACTAATAGATTATATCTAGATATGAATTGGGGAGAAGAAACTAAAGCAGGAGCATGGTTATGCATATGGGCATATGCTGCACTAAATCCAGAAAAATATACAGAAGTTTATAATGATCGTTATTTAAAGCGTTATTTAACTGCTTTGATAAAAAGACAATGGGGCTCAAATATGTCTAAATTTGATGGAGTTGCTCTTCCCGGTGGCGTAACTATGCGTGGTGGCCAAATATACGCTGAAGCAGTGGCAGAGATTGCTCAAATTGAAGCAGAAATGTTAACAAATTACGAATATCCAGTAGATTTTATGACGGGATAATATGCCGATCAATCCATACTTTAAAGATTATTCTGGTGAACAAGACCTTGTAGAAGATCTTACTATAGAGATCATAAAGGCAATGGGTCGAGATATGATCTATATGCCACGTATGGCAGTAATTACCGATGAACTATACGGAGAACAAAGAGGATCTTATTTTAAAAATGGAATTTCTATAGAAATGTATATAGATTCTGTTAGTGGATTTGAAGGCCAAGGAGATATAGCAACAAAATTTGGTATTGAGATTCGTGATAATGTTTCATTGACTGTATCCAAAAAACGATTTATTCAAGAAGTAAAAACTAAATTTCCTGATGTAATTAGACCAAGAGAAGGAGATTTAATATTTTTTCCTTTAGCAAGAGCATTATTTGAAATAAATTTTGTAGAACATGAAAACCCTTTCTATCAACACGGAAAATTATATTCCTATAAGTTAACATGTGAATTAATGTCTTATAATACAGAAGAAGTTGAAACTGGAAATACGGATATTGATGCTGTTGTTGCAGAAAATGAAAATGAGTTAGGTGAGAACGATACGATACAAAATCTTGGAACTAATATAATAGATTTTACAGAAACAGATCCGTTTTCTGAAGGACAATTTTAATGTTTACGCATTTTAAAAACGATTCAATACGAAAACTAGTAATAGCTGTAGGCACTGTATTTAATAATATTAAAATAATAAGATTAAAAAAAGATGCAACTACGCAAGAAATAATCGTTCCTTTAACATATGCTCCAAAAGAAAAATACATAAAAAGATTAACACAAGCAAGCTCAATAAGCGATAGAACTCGTGTTCAAATAGACGTTCCCCAAATGGCCTTTGAACTAACTGATGTTTTATACGATCCTGCTAGAAAATTAAATAAAATGTTTGATAAATTTGGTTCTACTGGAGGAGTTAGCTATTCTTCTAAAATGGAAGTTCCATATAATTTTATATTTAATTTATACGCATATACAAGAAATATAAATGAAAATTTAGAAATAATGGAACAAATTTTACCGTACTTTAGTCCGGAATTTGTAGTAAGCTTAAATATTACAGATATACACAAAAAAGTAGATGTTCCAATAGTTTTAAATAAAACAATTTTAACACAAGAGTATGAAGGAGATTTTAGTAGCAGAAGAATGGTAATAAGCACATATCAATTTACAGCAAAATCATACATCTTTAATAGAGTTAAATCTGCTACAAATATTATTAGAGATTTTGATTTGTCTTTGTTTGAAACTACTGATGGAGTAACTTATGATATTAATGTGGAGTAAATATGGATGATATTATTTCTAAATCTTTGGGGATTGAATACAAATCAGATCTGCCTGTAGTACAACAAAAAGAACCAGAAAAAGAAAAAAATTTAGATAAAGATTTTGAGTACGCTAAAGATAATATAAAACTTTTAATAGCAAATGGTTCTGAAGCTATTGAAGAAATACTTAAAGTAGCAAAAGCAGGAGACTCTCCACGTGCTTATGAAGTAGTGTCTCAACTTCTTAAAACTGTAGCAGATATGAATAAAGATCTGTTAGAATTACATCAACGAGCAAAGGCCGTAAAAAAAGAAACCGTAAATGTAAAAAATACAACCAACAATTCTATATACGTTGGTTCTACTAGTGAATTGCAAGATCTGATTAACAAAGACCGTAGCCGTACTAAGGCTTTGGAAAGTCAGACATTTTTAGATAATAACAATGGGCTATAAAAAGAAAAGCGGATATCTAGGTAATCCCAATCTTAAAGAGATTGGTACTCAAATAGAGTTTACAAAAGAACAGGTCGAAGAGTATATAAAATGCTCTAATGATCCTGTTTATTTTATTAAAAAATACATCAAGATTGTAACTCTAGATAAAGGTCTTGAACCATTTGAACTATACGATTATCAAGAAAAAATTGTTAATACTATTCAAAATAATCGTTATGTGATTGCTA